ATCTACAAGTACCTTATCAAACAACGAATTACTTGAGATCTTTCTTTATACTTGGCAAGTTTTAGGTTTCCATGTATACGGTATTTCAGATATCATGTCGATATACCTAAAGAAGCAATATAATATATCGTATACCGAGTTTTACTCAAAATTATTTGAATATAATAAAACCAACAACAAATTAAATGGATGGCTGGAAAAAGTTAAAACAGCTTTCTATAATTGGAAAACCTCAGGGTTCTTTTTAGTAGAAACAGATAATACTAGTGTACTGAGCTGGCAAATACCTCATAGTTTAGCACTTTTTATGCACTCTAGTAATACTGTACATACATACATAGACCATGTATCCAAATTTGTTAAAGAAACGTATCCAAAAGTATCGGTTGACATTCTGCACGATTATGCTATTATAACTAAGCATAGAGTAAAGCAATGGGAGCAGTACTGTGTTTCTCCGATAAACTTAGAAACTAGGACTAACTTGTTTGAATTCACTCAAAACAACACAGACACAATCGAGCATAAACATCACACATATGCAGCCACTGACCGATACAATCACTTTCCTGCAACCCTTGATCAGCACCTAGATAATATAGTGTACGGCAGACGTAGACAATGGGTCATCAACACACTTGAGGTAAAATAAATGGCAAGAGCTAAAGCAAAACGTAACCTTTCAGCAAACGGTATGAGTATACCCGAGTGGGGGTTGATAAAAAAGGACATCAAACCTTTTAAAACTTCTAATGGGGTTATGATGGACTATAAGCAGCTATTACAGTCTGCTAGATATTATGTTCACTACGAAATCTCATCTAAAACACTTCATACAAGTTTCATCAAATATTGTGAGCGTTTTGATAAAAAGAAAGCTGCACTACTTAGTGTACTTCCAGAATACGAGTTTGCTAGCGCAGGCAAGAACGCTTATCTTGCGCTTAAGGGTGTTGAGCTTGAAGACACTGCTATTGAATATCTCGAAAATAAGTATAACGAACTATTAGCTAGAGCTGAAAAAATTGCCCAAGCTAAAGCAGCAGAAGTCAAACAAAAAGTCAGCAACGGTGTTGTTATTTCAATTCAGCAGCGTATGCGTGAGCAAGTAACTGACCTTTGCGGACAGTGGGACGATGCAGTTGACCAGCTTTGTTTCGGCGATTTCGATCTAACTCAATTTGATCCGCACCATCAAATGCAAGTGTTTAATGGCGGTGTTATCAAAGCAGCACATGCTAAAATCATCAAAGACATGTATCAAAGTCAATATGAGGAAGCAAAAGAAGTAGTCGAGTGGAAGGACGAGCAGATCAAAGAGGGCTACTCTTACATGACTGCTAAAAAGCGTAAAGAGTTTTTAGCCTTCTTTGAAAAGATTATGACTGCTTGCGACACGTATATTAACACCGGCAAGGCTGTGCGTAAGACCCGAGTTAAGAAAGCACCGAGCAAGGAAAAGCTAGTTGCTAAGATTAAGTACAAGGAAAGCGAGCCTAGTATCGGGCTTGCTAGTATTAATCCGCTCAGTATTATTGAATGTACCACTCTTTGGGTTTATAACACAAAGAATCGTAAGCTGGGTTGCTATGTAGCAGATTCTATGGGGCAAGTGTTAACAGTCAAGGGTGCAAGTATTGTGGGCTTTGATCCTAAAAAGAGTGTGTGTAAAACTGTGCGTAAGCCTGAAATACTCAAAGGTGCTGGCAAACTTGCAAGAACTAAAATGCAGAAGCAGTTTGATGAAATTAATGCTACAGAGACTGCTATGAACGGCCGGCTAAACGAGCATATTATTCTGATTAGTACTTTCTAAAAAGATAAATACTATTATGGCACAAAATAGCATAGGATACTCAAGTAGGCAGGATTTGATCAGAGAGCTACAGATACGTCTCGCAGACGGCATTGTAGACGTGGAACTTGACCGAGAACATTACGATGTTGCGATTGACTTAGCACTGTCTAAGTATCGTCAACTTAGTTCGGGCTCTGTTGAAGAAAGTTTAATCTATATCCAAACTCAGGACGGTGTAACAGAGTACACACTACCTAACGAAGTACAAGAAGTCCGGAGACTATATCGCCGGGGTATCGGTACTAACAGCGGCGGCGGCACAAACTTCGATCCGTTTGACGTAGCATTTAACAATATGTATATGTTGCAAGCAGGTCAAATTGGCGGCCTTGCAGTATTTGATGCGTTTGCACAATACAAGGAAACACTCGGTCGTGTGTTTGGTAGTGAGTATAACTTCCTTTGGAACCGTAATACTAAGGTGCTAAAAATTCTTCGCAATGTTCAACATGCAGAAGAAGTAATGGTTGGCGTTTATAATTTTATTCCTGAAAGTGTACTGCTAGGTGATGTTTATGCAAGTTCTTGGCTAGGCTCTTATGCGTTAGCGCAGTCCAAACTGATGCTAGGTGAAGCTCGTAGCAAGTATGCCAGCGGCCTTCCTGGCGCAGGTGGCGCCATTCAGCTTAATGGCGCTGAGCTCAAAGCAGAAGGTCAACAAGAGTTGGAAAATCTCAAAATGGCTATTCACAATATGGAAGAAGGAAATATCCCTCTTGGTTTCATTATCGGCTGATTTTAATGTATGTTGACTTTTTAGAACTAGAGGTAACAACTAGTTGTAATGCTTCATGTCCTCAGTGCAGTAGAAATTTTTATGGCGGTCCCAAATGGCCTACGCTGCCTTTATTGTTTACTACGTTAGACTGGATTCAAAATAAATTTACTTTAGATTTTTTAAAAAATCTCAAAGTTATACGATTTTGTGGAACATATGGCGATCCTTGTGTACACCCAGATTTATTAGATATTCTAGTGTGGATTAAATCGGTGACTTCTGCTGACATTGTAATCAATACAAATGGCGGCGCAAGGTCAGTAACTTGGTGGCAAGATCTAGCAAAAATACTCAGCGGAAAAAATGACAGAGTAGTTTTTGGTATTGACGGACTAGAAGATACTAATAGTCTTTATCGTCGAGGGGTAAATTGGAAAAAATTGGTAGCTAACATTACTTCTTTTAACAATTTCGGCGGCAATAGTGTTTGGCAGTTTTTAGCATTTGAGCATAACCAGCATCAAATAGAAGATGCAAAACTTATAGCAGAGCAACTAGGATTCAAAGATTTTATTATTAAAAAGACCACTAGATTTGTAGATAAGAAACACGAAATTACTAATAGAACAGCAGTAATGGATAATAAAAAAATTTATTTTATCAAACCTCCTACTAACTTAGATTTAGTAAATCCAGGATATGCTAATTTTGATAAAACCCATTATGAAACTGTTAAAATTGAATGTACTGCTAAAAAGTTTTCTATGATTTATGTAGGTGCAGACGGATATGTATTCCCTTGCGGGTTTTTAGCTGATCGCCTATACGGGTTTGAAGCAGAACAGCATAGGGATTATACAGGCATACATGAGTTGTTTGAGATAGCCGGAGGCGCTCATAAAGCTAATTTAAATTTTACTCCTCTCAGTGAAATTATAAATGGTTCTTGGTTTAATACATTAGAAGAGAGCTGGACTAATAAAAATAGATTAGAGCGATGCGCTCATCAATGTGGGCTACATAGTGGTCCTACAGAAAAAACATTCAGTTACATCAAAGGTGAGTTAAAATGATTATTGGTTTAGTTGGTTTTATTGGTAGTGGTAAAGATACTGCTGCACAAGAGTTCGCAAAATTAAATTACAAAAAAGATAGCTTTGCAGCACCACTTAAAGATGTGTGTGCGGCAATGTTTGGTTGGCCTAGAGAGTTGCTTGAAGGCGACACAGTGGAAAGCCGAGAGTTTCGAGAAACACCTGATATGTTTTGGACTCGCAAACTGGGCATTGATAATTTTACTCCTCGGTTAGCTCTGCAACTTATTGGTACTGATGTACTACGTGATCATTTTTCACAGGACATTTGGCTTAACAGCTTAGAATATCGCCTTAGGAAAAATACGTTAAACACTGAATCCATTGTTATCAGCGACGCTCGCTTTAAAAATGAACTTGAGTTAATTAAAAATATGGGTGGCAAGATTGTGTGGGTACGTAGGGGTGAATTACCTGAATGGTATGATGTTGCTGCTAGCGCACACACAGGTAATGCGGTAAGTCGTAAGATTATGCAGACGAGATACAGAGACATTCACGAAAGCGAATGGAACTGGGTAGGATTTAAACCTGACTATACTATTTTTAACACTGGTACACTTGAAGATTTACACCACCGTGTACTAGAAATCAACTTAGATATTAAAAAGCCTCGCTTAGTTGCAGTCTGAGGCTATTTAGCAAAAACCATCTATCCTGTTGCACCCGGTAGTCAAATAATACCGGTTTTCTTCGTTTTCGCATAAATACTTGCATAGGAAACATTAACCTATTAACGGGAGAATAACATGGCAACATTAGTTTCACCTGGTGTAAGTGTAAGCGTTACCGACGAGAGCTTTTATGCTCCTGCCGGAACAGGCACTGTACCTCTTATCGTAATTGCAACAGCGCAAGATAAGAGCACTCCAGACGGTAGTGGCACAGCAGCTTATACTACAGCAGCAACAGCAGGCAAGGTACAGTTGATTACCAGCCAAAGAGACCTGCTTACAAATTTTGGTAATCCAATTTTCAAAACCAGCGGCGGTACTCCGCTACACGGACACGAATTGAACGAATACGGCTTAATGGCAGCGTATAGCTTCTTAGGCATTGCAAACCGTGCGTATGTTTTACGTGCAAACGTTGACTTAGATCAGCTAACAGCAAGTGCTGCTGCACCATCAGCAGCAGCAGCCAACGGCGCTTATTGGTTAGATACAGCTAACACTGTGTGGGGCCTAAAGAGCTGGAGCGGCACTGCATGGGTACGCCAAACTGTTAAAGTACCTGCCCCAAGTGATATGGACTCACCAACATCACTAAAACCTGCTTATGGCAGAAACGGCGAATTTGCAGCAGTTTATTTTGAAAATGACGGCGATACTGCTCCTACAGTTAAATTACATCACAAGTTAGCAGGTGTTTGGTACCATATTGGGTCAGCTGGTTGGGACAGTGCAAGCGGTAAAGATTTCCAGTTAGAACGTCATACTAGCTTACCGTCAACTAAAAGCGGCGGCGGCGCACTAGCATCCGGCGACTTAATGCTACAAGTTAATAGCCCAAATAATGGTACAAGCATTGTAGTTAAAGTTTATAATGCATCTACAGGACAGTGGACATCAGAAGCAGTAGAGCAATGGATCACATCAGCAGCAGCTTTTAATGTATACGGTGCCAACTTAAGTGAGGGCGACCTTTGGGCTGACTTCACTGAAGATGACGCAACAATTACTCTACGTCGTCATAACGGCAACAGTGCGTTAACTGTTACATCGAGCGCAGCACTCGGTGTTATAAATGTAAGCACTCATGCAAATAAAATATCATTTACTATTTCAGTAAACGAGGGAACAGCAGTACCTGTAACATTGAGTTCGAACACTTCAGGTAATGCCAGCGTAGACGACATTGTTGCTGATATTAACAGCGCACTATCACTAGCAAACGCAACAGTTAGTTTTACTTCAACTGTACTAGCAAGTAACTTAAGCAGTAAGGTTCGTATCGTTGATACTGCTGGCCGCGACATTTTACTTGCAGCAGGTAACGTAGCTGGTTTCGATCCTACAGACTTAAGCCTGGATGGTAATGTTTACACAAACTGGGAAGCATTAAGCTACGAAGCTAGTGCAACCGCAGTAGTAGGCGAAACTGCTAACGGTATATTATGGTATGACAATGTAATCAGCGCAGACAACATTGACATCTTGATTAATCAATCGGCTAACGGTTGGGTTACCTATTCAAACGACATTCAGGTAACTGCTAGTGAACCAACTAAGCAGAGCGATGGCGTAACTACACTCGACACTGGCGATTTATGGATCGATGGCGGAGATTTAGAAAACTTCCCGGTAATCTACAAGTGGAGCGCAGCTGATGAGTGGGTGCTAGTTGATAACACTGATCAGGTCAGCGGCGACGGCATCATTTTTGGAGACTTCCGACCACGTGCTGATACACTTTCCCCGACTATGGATGCAGATTCACCACTACCTGAGAATTCTCCGATTGGTATTTTAGGTTGGAACAAACGTGCTAGCGGTGGTAACGTTAAAGAGTATAATGACGTATATATTGTAGACGGCATTGACATTGGACCTAAGTGGGTTGATTACTCAGGTAACAAGCCAGATGGTTCACCTTACATGTTACGTAAGGCTCAGCGTCAAGCAGTTGTGCGTCAGATGCAGGCAGCAATTGCAGCCAGCGAAGAAGCTAGAAATGAAATAAATCGTTTCAACTTAATTACTGCTCCTGGTTATCCTGAGCTAATTGACGAAATGATCAGCTTAAATGTTGATCGCAAGGAAACAGCATTTATTATTGCTGATGCTCCTTTACGTCTAGCTTCAAGTGCAAGTGCTACTCAAGCATGGGCAACTAACAGCAATAATGCTGATGGAAACGGTGAAGATGGCTTAGTAAGTAGCTCACCATATGTAGGTGTTTACTATCCACATGCGCTAACAACGAACCTTAACGGTACAAACGTTCTACAGCCAGCAAGTCACATTGCTCTACGTACACTAGCGTTTAACGATCAGGTAGCTTTCCCATGGTTTGCACCAGCTGGCTTCCAGCGCGGTCTAGTAAGCAATGCTACCAGCGTAGGTTACTTAGATGCAGCAAGTGCAGAATATGTATCGGTTGCACTAAGCGAAGGCCAACGTGATAGCTTATATGTTAACAAGATTAACCCAATCGGCAACTTCCCAGGAAGAGGTCTAGCTGTTTTCGGACAGAAGACACTAAACCCTGTGTCAAGTGCATTGGATCGTGTTAACGTAGCACGTCTAGTTGTTTAC